ATGTTTTGTTTCGTAATCATGTTATCTCCCTTTGTTAGTTGTTTAATAAATCCCATTTGATGCTAAAAATATCATAACCATTCCAGCTAAAACAATAGACTTCAACACTACCATTAAAATTAAATCAAAGTCTAAATTTCTCATTACTTCACCACCTTTATAATTGATCTACCTTTAATAAGCTCAACTGATTTAGAACTATCTACCTCAATTGGTGCAAAAACCACCATGGCAATTGCTGCTAAAACTAAAAACATTTTCCAATCTATAATACTATTCATTATGAACTCCCTTGCTTAATATAACAATACAGCATAAGTCTAGTCTTGACAAGTAAAAAAAGCTATTTTTATAAAAAAACTTTTAATGTTATAATAACAGACATTATATAGACTGAAATTGGGGTAACTAGTGAGCAAAAAAGATGATGACATAAAACTAACTAAATTTTATGAAACCGAGCACTTTAGAAAAACTCAAAACGATTGGTACGCTAAACTAAAAATTTCAGGCTTCAGCGACCTTGAATGGCTTGACAAAAAGTCAGGTAAGGGACAGAACTCACCTTTTTTAGCGGATTCCAGCTATGAAATCTCTCGAAAATACAATGCAAGTACTCAAAAATACTACGAATTAGCTCGAAAGTTCTTAAATGACTATGATTTCCCTACAAAGACCTATAAGCATCTTTGGCAGCTGCACAGCACTGGACTAAGCTACCGCAAGATCATACCAAAACTGGCATTAAAGGTGAAGAAGCGCTATTCAATCTTCTGGATCTGGTCACATGTTAACAAGATGAAAAAGATCATGTTTAATATGTACTAAACGCGCGTACAATTTTCATTTCATGTTAGTATTAGGGATTATTCCTACACCGGAGCTGACCGGAGCTGACACTAGCTGACCGGAGCTGACACTAGCTGACCGGAGCTGCTCACCGCCAAAACATCCGCAAAACATCCGCAAAACCTACATAAACAATACAAGCCTAATAGCACGATAAGATATACTATCGTGCATCAGCTTCGCCAGCTTGAGCAGCTAGTCAAGAGCCATGCTAGGTTGGGAGATAAGCAGCTCCGCCAAACAAATCTTATTGAGCTACCCAAGCTGATGAAGCTGCCTATGCAAGTACCATGCCAGGCTTCTTATGCAAGTACCATGCCAGGCTTCTTATGCAAGTACCATGCCAAACCCCCCCGGTACCCCCTAAAGGTTTAGGTTCCCCTATATAAGGTTTAAAGGATGAATAATAATAAAAACAAATGCATGCTTATACACCCCCACCTACACAACCTTAAACAGCTGCCCAAGCTGCAAAACCCAAAGCCCCGTAAAAATTTTTCAACTTTCAAAACTAAAATCAGCCTAACATACTGAAATCACACAAACTCGCTGCCAAATTACCCAAACTACCCAAGCGCATGTTAATATAAAAACTGAAAAACTAACAAAGCTACCATACTTAAAGAGCTAAAAACACTAACAACGCAAACCAACTACGGAGATTCTCACATGACGATTGAAGAACTGAACCAATCCTACAGCACCTTATGCAGCCAACTCGGCGACCTAACTTTCAAAATCCACCAAACCGACAAAGAATTGACAAAGCTGTCATCGCATAAACAAACTCTAGCAGCTAACGCATCTAAAATAACTGAACAAATCTCCAACATAAACGACATAGCCTTGCAAATCAAAAATGAAGCAGCTGCCAAAGCTGCAGAAGTTGCCGAAGCTGAAGCCATAGAAAACGCAGTTTGGGAGCAAGAATTTGAACAGCTTCAAATGGATTTAATACTTGAAGACTCTACAAGCTCCCACAACACTTCTAAAGAGCTTAAATCAACTACCCCAAGTAACCCTACTGACAAAGCTGCCGAAGCTGTTAAATCGACGATCAAGCCTTCTGAAGAGCATGTTAATATTGAGGATGCTCCAGCTGACTCAGGCGTTGAAAGCTCTGAATCAGAAAATTCCTACAACCCCCAAAGCCTATCCAAACTAGAGCAAGCACATAAAAGGAGCTAACCGCATGGAAACCGAAAAACTACCAGTAGCAATGAGAATGGCAAACGAAACCGATCTACCATTCATCTTCAACGCCTGGCTGAAAAGTCACAAAAACTCAAGATTTGCAAAAGACATAGATTCCACTATCTACTTCCAAGAACATCACAACCTAATCGAAAAACTACTAAAGCGATACGACACCGTAGTAATCTGTTCCAAAGACGATCCCGAACACATTTACGGTTTTGCCAACGGCGGCTCCACCGAAGGCATTTTCACACTAAACTACATCTACGTAAAACACACATTCCGAAACATGGGAATCGCTACCACCCTATTCAACGCCTTCGAACACGACAGCGCCTCCGCCGGAATCTACACACACTCCAACCACTTCAGCGCTAAAATGGACCGAAAATACGCTATGATCTACCATCCATACGCCGCTTTTAAAAATTTGGACTCTGAGCAAGAGCATGTTAATATTAAGGATGCCCCAGCTGGCAAAGGCTAACCAATGGCAAGAAGAATAGTAACCCCTAAAGAAAAAGTTAAAGTTGAAGTAGAACCTTTAAACGTAAACAAGCTAGTAAACGATGCCATGGGAATCATAGGAAACGAACTAGCCCATTACAAAACCAAAACCAATAAAGGATTAACACTAGACCTTAAAGAATCTAGAGCAGTTCAAGGATACATGGACTCCCTAGTAAAAATGATGAGAGAATCTAGAGAAGCTTCAGAACAGTATAGAAAAGAAGAGTTGGAAAAATTAAGCGATTCTGACTTACTAAAAATCGCACAAAAACACCTAAGTCAAGAGAAGGAAGAAGATGGAGAGAGCTGACAGAGTTAAATACATGCAAGAAATCAAAAAAGCAATTCACAATCTAATAGAAGGAGTTTTCCAAGAAATAATGGAAGACCTAGATCAAAACACTTTCCAAAGAGAATCAGTAAAATTAATCAACGCTTCTAAAGCCAAGCTAAACGTTAGAGCTACTAGAAAGTTAACATTAGATAGAATATCTAACATGGGAGAATCTTATGAGTGAGAAAAAAGAACTAACCTTCGGAGACATTAAGAAAATGTACAAACCAAGGTTAAAACGAATGAGCAAAAACATGCTAATAAACATGATCGTAGAGCTAGGACTCCAGATCACAAAACTTAAAAAAGAAAATGAAGGAGAAATCAATGAAGACAATAATGACACTGCTGCTAGCGTTAACGGTTAATACTGCATTCGCGTCGCCAACTACTATCATTTTAAAAGAAACAAATCACTTGACTATTAGAAGGATAGATCCTGTTTCAATTTTCAAAGCTCAAATGAAACTACTAGAGCTTGAAAGCGTGAGAAAGGGAAACGCTCCTATTTACATCGTGCTAAATTCTCCAGGCGGAAGTTTAACAGCGTATGAAAGCTTTCTAGGATATTCAAGATCTTTCAAAAACCTACACACTATCTGCATCTATTGCGCGTCAGCCGCTGCTTTTATGGTTCAAGAGATACCAGGAATTAGATACGCTTTGGAAAGCTCTGAGATAATATTCCACGAACCTATGCAAGTATTAGAAGGATCGTTAAACAGACATCACTTAAAGGCACTACTCGATGATATTAGCGGAACCTCGTTTGTGTTAGCCAAAAGAATGTCAAAACGTTTAAAAATATCACCAGCCGAGTACTTAAGAAAAATCAAAGACGAGTGGATAGCAGTTGGTAAAAACGCAGTGAATCAAAATCTATTTGACAGAGTAGTAAAGGTGAGATGTTCTAAGAAGCTGGCTTCCAAAACTGAAACAGTCAAACGTCAAACCTTGTTTGGCGTTGTAGAGACTAAAACATATGTATGCCCTTTCATCAATCAACAATAGGAGAATTAACATGAAAAACGAAGAAATTTACTCAGTAAGAACTTACCAATCTGTACCATTTGAAAAAAGTCAACATACCTTTTTCTGCACAGAATCTTCAAACAAAAGACCTCCGGTAACTTTTGAAATAGTAACAGGTATTGGAGTGTTAATAGAGTCTAAAAAAGATCGCGCAGTAATCCCATTTGCTAACATCAGTGCAATCAATCTAGACACTAAAGCCAAAAAAGAAGAGCGAGACGATCTAAAGAATGATATCGCTAAACCTGCTAAATCTCAAAAAGCCGCTAAAGTTAAAGTAGATCCAGCTGGCGCAAAACGGTTCTAGAAATTGTCAGTAAACAAACAAGCATTACTAGAAGAACTCAAGCGTAGGCAGGAGAAATCAGTTGCAGCAGCTGCTATTCCTAAGCTTATATTGGAAGATTTTTGCTTTGACAAACAACTAGCTTTCATCACAGATCCGGCAAAATTTAAAAGCGCCGTATGTTCTCGTAGGGCTGGAAAAACGGTTGCATGTGCAGCAGATTTAGTAAACACCTGTATAAAACACAAGGATGTTAATTGCCTATATTTAACCCTAAACAGAATGTCAGCAAAGCGTATTATTTGGAAAGACTTATTAAAAATAGTAGACGACTATAAACTAAATGTAAAAATAAATGCGTCAGACTTAACTCTAACATTTTTAGACACCGGCAGCATGTTATATGTCTCAGGAGCCAAAGACGCTACGGAAATTTCTAAGTTTCGGGGAATGGCGTTGAAAAAGGTGTATATAGATGAGTGCCAATCTTTCAGAAATTATCTACGAGACCTAATAGACGATGTCATCGTTCCTGCGCTTTGGGATTTTGATGGCACCTTAATACTAATCGGAACTCCAGGTCCAGTGGCTATTGGTGTTTTCTATGAAAGCTGTATAAGCCCTGAGTGGAGTAAGCATAGGTGGACTATTCATGATAATCCATATATCTTACTAAAATCTGGAAAAACTCCAGATGAAATTCTATCGGAAGATCGCAAGCGTAAAGGAATTACTGAAGACGATCCCTCATACCGAAGAGAGGCTCTTGGAGAATGGGTAGAAGATTTAGATTCGCTAGTGTTTAAATATGATGCTAGATTAAATGACTATACTATAATGCCAGAAGGTAAGTATGAGTTTATTATGGGCGTGGATATAGGATGGAATGATGCAGACGCAATCGCTATCATGGCTTATAACCATATACAAAATAAAGTATATCTTGTTGAAGAATATATAAAACCTAAGCAAACTATTTCACAATTAGCTACCTCTATCAAACGTTTAGACCAAAAATACAACTGCATTAAAAAAGTTATGGATGCTGGAGCACTTGGGAAGAAAGTTCAGGAAGAGCTAGTACAGCGTTACCGTATTAACGTTGAAGCAGCTGAAAAATCCAGAAAAGTTGAGTTCATTGAATATCTAAACGCCGATCTCAGAAAAGGCTTTGTAAAAATTAAAGCAAGCACAGTTTTTGCAGAAGAGTCGAAGCTTATGACATGGGACCGTGACAAAAGCGGTCCAGACAAGCTGGTTGTTTCAAACTCATATCACTCAGACATCTGCGACGCGGTGCTATATGCCTATCGCGAATGTCGACATTACTTTCAAGAAAAACATGTTAAATCACCTCGTAGAGACACAGACGCTTATATGGACCTTATGGAAGAAAAAGAAGCTGCCAAAGTTGAAGCAGCTAAAAACGGCTCCGACGATATGCTATCTGAAGAAGACTGTCAAGAATTTGAATCACTAGTCTGGAATGACTAAAAGGAAATATTATGATTAAAAACGTAGCAGAACTAAAAAAACTAATACTATGGTGCAAGGAGCACAAGATTAAATCCTTGAAATTACAAGACATGTCATTTGAAATATCGGAACTTGACTTCCTAGAATCAGTTCAAGAACCTAACCTAGAACCATCTAACCTATCTGAATATAACACAGACACATTGGTAGATACTATAATAGAAAAAGACAAAACTAATTTAACTGAAGATCCTGACCTTTTCTGGTCAGCAGGATCATAAGGATAAAAAATGCCATACTCTCCCTCAACCGACGACCACTACTGGTGGAAACAAGATAAAGATAAAGTACACGAATCAGTGTTTCAATATGTGAAATACCTGGAAAGTCGTCAATCATACCGCTCAACCGACAATCTTCGACATATGCGCCTATACGGAAATTCCGAAATGTCAGGGCTGCAATCTTACCAGTATGCTAGAACAGAAACATCTTACAACACTCAAAATCGCGTCACGCTTAACATCGTGCAAAGCATGGTAGATACTCTAGTTTCTAAAATCACTAAAAACAAGCCAAAACCGTCATTTCTAACAGACGGTGGTGACTGGTCACTTCAACGTAGAGCTAAAAAACTTACAAAATTCATGGAAGGTCAATTCACTTGCACTAAGTTTTACGAAAAAGCCGTTCACTGCTTCCTAGACTCATGCATCTTCGGCACCGGAGCCATGAAAGTGTTTTCTCGTGACGGCGAAATAAAATGCGAACGAGTGTTTATAGACGAACTAATAATCGACGACTCAGAATCATTCTACGGAGAACCTCGTCAAATGCACCAACGTAAATATGTTCATAGAGACGTATTAAAGGAAATGTTCCCAGACGACGCTTCATACATAGAAGACATTGGATCAACTCAAGCAGGCTTCCATGACAACGCTTCTAAAAATGAAATGGTTATGGTATTAGAGTCTTGGCATCTTCCATCAGGTCCAGAAGCTTCAGACGGTAAGCATTCTATCACTATAGAAAACAAAACCTTATGGATTGAAAAATATGATAAAGATTACTTCCCGTTTGTATTTTGGAGATATGGAGTTAGACCTATAGGCTTTTGGGGACAAGGATTATCAGAGCAGCTTTCAGGTATCCAGTTAGAAATTAACAAAATTCTAAAAACTATCCAGGTATCAATGCATTTAATGTCAATACCTAAAATATTCGTAGAAGCTAGTTCAAAAATTATCTCAGCTCACCTAAACAACAAAATAGGTGGAATTGTAAAATACGTAGGAACTAAACCTGAATCAGGGCAACTAGGTTCTGTACCTTCTGAGCTTTTTAGCCATTTAGACCGTTTATATGAACGTGGTTACGAAATCGCTGGAATATCTCAACTATCTGCTCAAGCTCAAAAACCAGGAGGATTAGATTCCGGTAAAGCGCTAAGAGAGTTTTCAGATATAGAATCAGAAAGGTTTCAAACTGTAGCAGCTCGGTATCAGCAATCATTCATCGACGCTTCTAAAATATTCGTAGATATTGCCAAAGACTTATACAAAGATGGCACCGATCTTAAAACCATGGCAAAAGGTAAGAAATTCCTAAACACTATCAAATGGTCAGAAGTTAACATTGATGAAGATAAGTATCTAATGGAAATTTTCCCAACTTCGTCACTATCAAATCACCCATCTGGCAGACTTCAAGACATTCAAGAACTTATGCAAGCTGGTATCATACCGCCTGAAGAAGGTCGTAGACTACTAGATTTTCCAGATTTAGAAGCATATCAAGACCGAGAAAACGCATCCATGGATGACATTGATCGCATGATAGAATTAATCATCGACGACGGAGATTATCAAACTCCAGAACCGTATCAAAACCTCGAATACGGCATCAAACGTATGCAACAAGCATATCTACTGTATAGAACTCAAAACGCTCCAGAAGAGAAGCTAGAGCTGTTCAGACGTTGGATCGAAGATGCCAATGACCTAATTGCTCGTGCAAACACTCCAGCACTAGAAGAAGCTCCGATGAATGAAGCACCATTGCCTGAAATAGATCCGACTATAGCTGGAGCAGCTCCTCTAGATCCGCAAGCCTCCATGGGAGATGTTATCGGTGGAGCACCTATAGATCCTATAACAGGTTTACCAGCTGAACCAGCTTTACCGCCGCAATTACCTTTAGACGCTTTACCAACTGAACCTATTGCAAACCCAGAAGCATCTCCAACATCGGAGCTGTTACCGCAATAGCAGATATTATAATAGAATCATGAAATATGGTATAATTTACACAAGCTTATACCGTTTTTACTAACCAAAAAAGGTCATAAGACCGGCACAATGCCAACCAAGCAAGGAGTATTAAATGCAAGATGAAACAGTACATGAACCAGGATCACTCGGAGTATCAGAGCCTATTACAAACAAGTATGACGGAGTTGATCAAGCTTACGACGCTGAAGATTCAAAACAAGCTTTAGAAGCTGCCCTAACTTCAGGTGCAGAATCTGACGAAGCTGACGAAGCTGCCGAAGGTGAAGAACTAGAAGCCGCTAAACCTGAAGAATCTCAGGAAGATAAATTCTCTCAAAAATTCGCAGCATTATCACGCCGTGAAAAAGATATAAGAACAAGAGAACGTCAAATCGACGCTAAACTAGCTCAAATGGAAGAAAGATTTCAACAGCTTAGCAACCCTTCAGAACCTGAAGTAGAAGAGAAGCAGGAACTACCGCTAGAGCAGAGATTACGCAGAGATCCTCTAGGCGCACTAAAGGAACTAGGATATGGCTATGATAAGCTAACAGAATTAGCATTGAATGATGGTCAACTAACTCCTGATATGCAAATGAAATTAATGCAAGAAGAGATGGAAGGTAAGTTCAACACAAAGCTCGAAGAGATGCAAAATGAACTACAAGACCGTGACCGCAAAGAAGAAGAAGCAAAATATGAGAAGACAGTACAAGGTTTTATGGAAGACCTTACAAACTTCGTTAATACCGACGAGAAATACGAACTGATTAGAGCGAATGACAGTGTAGATTTAGTGTACGGAGTTATCGAAGATTATTATGAAGAAACTGGAAGAATCTTGGAAAAGGATCAGGCAGCTGACCAAGTAGAAGATTATCTAGTAGAAGAGTACGAGCGTATTTACAATAAAACGCAAAAGCTGAAAAGTAGACTAGGAGTGTCTCAGGCTGATGCGGAAAAAATTGTGGAATCTCAAGAGCGAACAGAGAAAGTACAATCACCAACCCTTTCGAACACTCAATCTGCAGCAGTGTCTAAACCCAATGGCAGAACTAAAACGCGAGATGAATCGTTACTAAACGCAGCATCATTACTTAAGTGGAATGAGTAGAGAGGAGAAAGGTGAAGTACAAAGTTTACCAAATTAAATGCTTAGAAAGCGGTAAAGTTTATATCGGAAGAACGAAGTTAAAACTAGTTCGAAGATTGAAACAGCACTTTTCAAAAGCAAGAAATGGAAGTTACTACAGACTTCACCAAGCAATTCGAAAATACGGAGAAGAAAGTTTTGAAGTATTAGAATTGGAAGTTTATGCGGATTTACAACAATGCGCTCTAGCTGAACAAAGACTCATAGCCCAGAATCAATCTTTTGATTATGATAAAGGCTACAACATGAGTCACGGAGGTTTAGGAGAGCTTAAAAGTGAAGAAGTATATAAACTTCAAAGTGAAAAAATGAAAGGCAGAAAGAAGAGTAAGCAGCATATTGAAAAATGCCGGCAAGGTTTGAAAGAATATTATAAAAATAATGTTCACCATATGAAAGGTAAAAAGATGACCCCCGAGCAAACTAAAAATATGACTGGAAACAAGAAAGCCGGTCTCTATAATAAAACTTTAAAAGGTTCAAAAATAGTGGAAATAACAACCGGAATTTGTTTTTTATCTCTGAGAGACGCTGGGAATTTTTTCAACATCTGCGGCACCTCTATTGCTAGAAGTATTACTAATAATAGAACGTGTAAAAGATTATTGTTTAACTACATTTAAAAACAAGTACTAAGGAATAACCCTAAAATACTAAAAGGAAATTAAAATGGCATTAGATTTAACTAGCTTCGATTAAAGGATAGTCGAATTAAAATTCTCTCTGATTGACTTGGAAGTCCAGAAGTGGACGACAGGGCGCAAGGGTAAAGCCAGCGTGAACGACTAAGTGAGAGAACTCCTACAAGGGAGATGCGATAGTCTGGACTAGATTATAACTTAACCGAAGATCTAGAGAAGAGTCCGAAGAGTCTCTTCCCGCCGAAAGGCGCGTAACATAACGGCAGCTTTAAAACAGCATTACACAAGTGACCGTATTGAAAATATGGTTTACTCTGACAATCCTCTGCTTGCCCTACTTTCAAAGTATGAGCAATTCGGCGGTAGAAACCTTCCGATCCCTGTGATTCATGGTAATCCACAAGGTAGATCTGCGACTTTCGCAACTGCACAGTCTAACAAGACTAACTCACAAATTAAAGACTTCGTTCTTACACGTAAGTCTGATTACTCTCTAGCATCTATCGATAATGAAACTATCGAAGCTTCTAAGGGTAACGCAAACGCTTTCATGGAAGCTGCTACAACTGAAATTGACGGAGCTATCCAAGCCGCTGTCCGTTCACTTGCTATCTCTCTCTATGGTAGTGGTTCTGGTTCTATCGGTCAAGTTACCACTGGAGCAACTAGTACATCTATCACACTTAAGCAAGTTGAAGATGTTACTAATTTTGAAATTGGAATGGAATTAGTTTTCTCAACTGCCGATGGTGGTGGTTCAGTTAAAGCCGGTTCAATTACAGTAAATGGTGTTAATCGCGACACTGGTGTTCTAACTGTAGACGCTCAATCAGGAATTGCTTCAGGTACTGGTACTGCAAGTAACGACTTCGTTTTTGTAGAAGGTGATTATGATTCTAAAGTTTCTGGTCTTAAAGCATGGCTACCTGATGCAGCTCCAAGTGCAACTGCATTTTTAGGCGTTGATAGATCAGTAGATGCAACACGTCTCGGCGGTATCCGTTATGACGGTTCTGCAGAGCCTATTGAAGAAGCCCTAATCGGTGCTGCTTCTAGAGTTGCTCGTGAAGGTGGACGCGTAGGACATTGTTTCATGAGTTATGATAAATTCTCTGACCTTGAAAAAGCTCTTGGTTCTAAAGTTCAATACGTTGATCTTAAAGCTAATGCTGACATCGGGTTCCGTGGTATCATGGTTAACGGTCCTCGTGGTCCAATCAGAGTTATCCCAGATCAAAACTGCCCATCTGACAGAGCTTTCATGCTTCAGTTAGATGTTTGGAAGATTTATTCACTTGGTAAATGTCCTAGAATCTTAGATTCTGACGGACTTAAAATGCTTCGTGAGTCAAATGCTGATGCAGTTGAAGTAAGAGTCGGGTATTATGCTCAACTTGGATGTCGTGCTCCAGGATTTAACGCTAACGTTAAGCTTTCTTAATAATAAGTTGCCTATGCAGGGGGAATTGCTCCTCCTGCTCCGGTTTCTAAAGGATTAACATGAAAGACGACGAAATCAAAAAGAAGAATAAAAGAAGTTTTATGGAAGCTTTGATGAACTATGGTGCCAGGGATGCTGCCAAAGAAAACTCGAAGAAGAATAAAGTATCTTTTTTAGACAAGAAGAAGTTGAAAAAGTTTTCCATAAAAGGGAAATAACATTTTTTACATGTATAGCTGCGCCACGCCTGGCTCAGACTAAAAGGAGAATAACATGGCAAATAGGAATTTTCACAGATTACAATCACTATCAAGAGAAATCAAGGTATTGCACGCTAAAGTAGCTATCGGAGCTTCAGGAGCACCCACACTAGACGTTGATCTGTCTATCGGTATCACTAGCATTACGAAAGATTCTGCAGGAGTTTACATCATCACTCTTGACGACAAGTACAACGCGCTAATGCACATCAGCGTTATGATGTTAGAAGCAACAGCAGAAGATCTTACTTTTCAAGTAGAATCAGAAGACGTTTCCAGTGCTAAAACAATCCAACTTCAGTGTAAAGCTGCTGCTACAGAAACTGATCCTTCTAACGGATCTGTTCTATTAATTAGAATGGAACTCAAAAACACTAGTGTGTCTAGATAAGGAGTTATCATGCTTCTTAAAGACAACAAAAAAGGTCTAGTAACTATCATAATGAAACGTATGAAAGGAATGTCTCAAGACACTTCTCCATCTTTCGACCGTAGTGAACAACCTAAAAAAGCCAAAACGGAAAACGGCGCTGAACAAGATAACGAAGTAGCTATGGACTCGGCTGCTCAATCTATGATAAGTGCAATAAAATCCGACGACGCTAAAATGTTCAAAAGTTCTTTGAAATCATTCATCCAAATGTGTGATGATTATGAAGACGAAGACGAGATGTAATAGAGACTATGTTAGGATTAAAACCCTAGCATAGTTTTTTACACAAAAAGGTTTAACAATGTCAATAACTTTATCAGAAATAAAGACACAAGCTCGTCAACTCTCCGACATGGAAGAGAATGAATTTGTATCAGACACCGAGCTAACTACATATGTAAATTTCGCAGTTGCAGAGCTTCACGACCTATTAGTAGGAACCGGAGCTGACTATTTTCTAGAATCCAAAATTGAAACAACTGTATCAACTCAAGACACTTATGCACTTCCAGACGACTTTTATAAAGTTCGCGGAGTAGATGCTAAACTAAATGGACAAAACTGGCTCAGCCTACGTCCATTCAACTTCAACGAACGTAACAGGTACGAAGACTTTGGAGCCTGGACATTACTAGGAATAGAAAATGTAAGATATCGAGTCATGGGAACAAATATTAAATTCACTCCAGTTCCAGACGGTAACATCCAGTACAGACTATACTACATACCAAAAGCTACTAAACTCGTAGCAGACACAGACACCTTAGACGATGTTAATCAGTACTCAGACTTCGTGATAATCTCAGCCGCTATGAAAATGCTAGTAAAGGAAGAATCAGATGTTTCCATGTTAGCAGCAGAGCGTGCACGTCTCATCCAAAGAATTGAATCGGATGCTAAAGATAGAGATCACGGACAACCTGAGTCAGTGTCGGACATTTACGCTGAAAATAATGAATACGCTTATTGGACCTCTAGAGGTTAATCATGTCAAGCGTAAAGTCATTTAAGAAAACAAATTTTGAAGACGAAGACGTATCAAAGCTTCAGGGAAATTTGGAAATCTTCTTCAGACCAATTCAAAACTCTGAAATCGTAGACGGTGTACTATTAAAAAACATATCACTGTTAGCAGCTGGAACAACTAAAGTAAGTCACAAGCTAGGTAGAAAAATACAAGGCTATGCAATAACAAGACTAAGAGCGAACTCAGTAGTATGGGATACTCAAGATTCAAACGCAAACCCTACTACAACATTAGACTTAAACTGCTCTGCAGATGTAACAGTTGATTTATGGATATTTTAAATATAAGGAAATAATATGGCTACACCGAATATGAATTTAACGTTACCAATTGTGAGCGTTACCGTGTCACCCACATGGGCTAATAATATAAACTCAGCCCTAGAGACTGTAGACTCTCACGATCACTCATCTGGAAAAGGTGTTAAAGTTACTCCAGCTGGAATAGATATAAACGCTAACCTAGATGCATCAGGTTTTAACTTCTATGATTTAGAAGCTATAAAATTCGAAGCTCAAGCAGCTACACTAACTGGATCAACAAATGCAAACGCAATATACAGCGTAAACGGCAACCTATACTTTACCAACGCTGCAGGCTCGGCAGTTCAGCTAACCGCTGGAGGCTCCATTGTAAGCTCCCCAGGCTCAGCATCAGTATTTGAACAAACCGCAACAAACACTAATTTAACTATTGGAGCCGGTGAAACTTACGTAACCATATTAGTAGACACCACCGCTTCAAGAATCATAACACTGCCATTAGCTAGCGGAGTTTCTGCAGGTAGAATATATATTATCAAAGACGCTTCCGGTCAATCTGAAGCAAACAATATCACTTTAGCTATCGCAGGCTCAGACACTGTAGACGGAGCCTCTTCTCAAACATTAAGCTCAAACTTTGGATCTTGGATTATTTCAGGAGACTCAGTTTCAGCTTGGTACATACTGTAGGAGGTTCGCATGGCATTGCAAAAGCAGAAAGTCTCAATACCGCTCGCACAAGGATTAAACACTAAAATAGATCCCAAACAGCGACAGCTAGGAACTCTTGAAATTTTAGAAAATGCAGTATTCACAGAACCTGGAACACTTAAAAAGCGTCACGGTTATGCTAACATTGACCTAGACACATTAACATCAACAATATCATCCGCTCAAAGACTAGCAAACTTCAAAAACGAACTATGCCTGTTTTCAAGCACAGAACTATATTCATACTCTGAAAGCACTGAAAAATGGACCGACAAAGGAACAGTGTCTAACATCTTTCCAGCTTCGGAATCTGTAGTACGGAATACGTACGAACAATCCAACGTCGTTTCACGTCATGTTAATGGTTTGGACGTTGTAGCCTGGGAAGACGGGCGCGGCGGAGTTAGAGTTTCAGTAATCGACAACGCAACTGGGAATGAGTTACTATCAGACACTGAAATATCATCATCCGGTTCCAACCCTAGAGTTGAGTCAATCGGTAACGAAGCGTTTGTATTCTTCATAGACTCCACCAGCGTTAAGTACCGAAAAATAAATCCCATAAACCCTAGTACAATTGAAGCTGAAGTGATAGTAGTTTCATCAGACTTAGACGGAACTGACAAACGATTTGATACCGTATCGACTCAATCAGAAATAGCAATAGTATGGTATGACGGCTCCGGTACTATCTCCATGAGAAAAATACAAACCGATAACACGCTTACAACTGTACAAACCCAAGCCGGTGAAGCCGCGCCAGACGCTATAAGCGTTACTACAGATGAAGCATCTAGAATAATAATAACCTATTACAACGGATCAGACATTAAAATATTCATAAGAAACTTCAGCTTAATAAGCAATATCGTAATTCCTACAGTTATAGAAACAGTAGCGTCCGTTGTAAACTGCTCAACCTTAAGCACTTCAACATCAGAATACATGAGCTACTACGAAATTTCAGCAGCTTCATCAATAAATCACAAAATCAGAACAAACACTATAAACCTAGCCGCTTCAGTAGGAACCGCAGCTGACTACCTATTATCAGTTGGACTAGCTGCTGAACCTTTTAAATATAACTCTCAAGCCTACATCCCTATAATACATGAATCAGAGCTACAATCCACAATATTTATAGCAAATTCATCAGGTGAAATAGTTTCTAAAATCTCCTCAAACTTATGCGGAGTTAATTTAGACTCAGGCATGTTACCTTCTATATCTTCAGTTGACAGTACAAAATTCCTACTAGCTCATCAAATCAAAGGTAGATCAGTTTCAGAAGCTTCAACATTTTTCAGCATTCTAGGAGTTGAAAAAACTATCCTAGATTTTGACAAACCTGTAAAATTTCAAAATTCTGAACTCGGTGAAAACCTGCACGTATCCGGAGGAGTGCTAGAAGCCTACGACGGTAAAGAAATTGTAGAACACAGCTATCATTTATTCCCTGAAGAAGTTGCAGCAGGAGCAAACGCCATCTCCGGCGGCTCAATGTCTGATGGAACTTTTCAATACTCCGCAGTTTACAGCTGGACAGACAACCAAGGTCAAGAACATAGATCAGCTCCATCAATCCCTGTTTCAGTTACAACATCCGCTACCGGAACTTCACAAACCCAAATAATCACAGTTCCAACTCTAAGGCTTACTGAAAAATCCAACGCTATTATAGAACTATACAGAACTGAAGACGTTGGAACAATTTTCTACAAAGTAACTTCAACAACCGTTCCATCGTATAATGATAAAACCGTAAACACTATAGACATCACAGATACACTAGCAGACACCGCGTTAATATCTAGAGAAACTTTATACACTACCGGAGGAGTGTTAGACAATATTTCAGCTCCGTCAGCTTCTCACATTGAAAATCTTAACAATAGAATTTTCCTAGCAGGATTACAAGACGGCAATAAGCTGCAATATTCTAAAATAAGATTCCCTGGAAAACCTGTAGAATTTAACGACACATTAGAAATCGCAGTAGATCCAATCGGCGGCATTATCTCCGCTTTAAAAGCAATGGATGATAAACTTATAATCTTCAAAAACTCTGCAATATACTACCTAACCGGAGACGGTCCAAATAACCTTGGACAACAAGACAACTTTATTGAACCAGAGCTTATAACCTCCGACGTAGGTTGCATAACTCCAGATAGCGTAGTGTTAACATCTGCAGGATTATTTTTCCAATCTCAAAAAGGAATTTACCTCCTATCAAGATCATTAGGATTAACATACATCGGATCTCAGGTTGAAGATTTTAACGCTTTAACAATAACATCCGCTAGCGTTAAACCAGATGACAATCAATTAATCTTCCTAACCTCAGACGGAGCTTCATTAGTGTATAATTATTTTCTACAACGTTGGACCACTTTTGTCAATCACAAAGGTAAATCAGCTATAGTAAATCAAGATTCTTACTATTACATACGCAATAACGGAGACTTATTCAAAGAAACACCAAATAGTTTTACAGACGCAGGTTCTCATGTTAAACTAAAATTAGTAACCGCTTGGATCTCTCTTGCAGGAGTTCAACAGTACAAGAGAATGTACAGAGCTATGTTCCTAGGAGACTACAAATCTCCTCATAAAATTCTAATGAAAGTAGCTTACAACTTCGTAGAAGCTTTCACACAGGACAAGCTCATAGACACCTCAGACTTCTCCGACGACACCAAGTATGGAGATAATTCACCATATGGATCTGACGCAATATATGGAGGCGCAGGCAACCAGTATCAGTTTAGAGTAGATTTTAAAAAGCAGAAATGCCAAAGTTTAAAAATAAGTATCGAAGATATTCAAGACTCCAACTATGGTGAAGGGTTTGATCTATCTAACATATTACTATTAGTAGGAGTCAAAAACTCTGAATTTAAACCATCACAAGCGAGAGTATATGGAACAAAGTAAACAATTACCAACACTTA